GCATTATTACTACTGATATAAGTGCAGACGCACAATATAAACTAGCTTACGAACACCTACACGCTGGCAGATACGAAGCTGGCTTTAGGGGGTTTGAATACCGTTGGCATCCTGACATTATTGCCAAGCAAGCCCAGCCTTACGCCCCTGCCCTAAAAATGCCTGTATGGAGAGGTGAACCGTTAATTGGTAAGTCGATCACCGTACAGATGGAGCAAGGCTTTGGTGACATTATTATGTTTGCCCGTTTTTTACCTGCTTTAAAGGCTTTAGGGGCATCTAGGGTCGTTGTTCTGCAAGAAGGTACATTGCACCACCTTTTAGGTCAAATCCACGCTGTAGATGTGTTTAGCAACGATTTAACGCAAGGTGCGGCTATTGAATCTGATTACTGGATTGGCTCAATGTCTCTGCCGTACTACATTTCGCTACAGCATCCCATTGTTAAGGCGATGTTTCCTGTAACACGCAAAAAAATTGTAGGTTCAGAAGGCTATTTACACGCCCTGCCAAGCAATATACCGCCTAAGATCGGGGTAAATTGGGAAGCATCTAAGCAAACCTTGTATTACATCAAGTCTATTGCCAATGAACATATGGCTGAAATGGTCGGGGATGACGCTTATAGCCTAAATCCCAATTCTGATGGGCTATTTCACCCACTTCCCAACGATGGTTGGAAGAAAAACTGGGTACAAACCGCATCCCACATGAAAGCAATGAAGGGAATCGTAACCGTAGACACGGGAACAGCCCATCTTGCTGGTGCTTTGGGGGTTAAATGCGTAGTTTTGTTGCCAAAAGAAGAATTTGTATGCTGGCGGTGGAAAAATGCCCGTTGGTACGACAGTATTTGCTTGCTTAGACCTAGCGAATACGATCAATTACCCGAAATCATAAGGAGAATGTAATGCTTTGCCCAAAATGCGGATATTCCGAAGGAAATCATGTTGAAGTTAAGCAAACTGATGAGGAATTTTTCCTAGAATGGTGGACACCTACCATTGGCTTAGAAGCTGCCAAAGCATCGTGGCAAGATAAGGTAGCCATGAAGTCTAGGGTAGCCCCTATGGTGATGCCTGACATACAAGGTCATATAAGCATGGCTGACGGTACATGGGTTTCTAGCCGTTCTAAGCACCGTGAGAACCTAAAGCGTAATAACTGCGTGGAAATAGGCGATGCTGTGCCAATGCAGCAAAAACCCATTGAATTTAGCCGCAAAGATCAAGAAGCCCGTAAACGGCAGATTGCTGAGATTGCATACTCCAAACTTTCTTACCGATAGGAACAACCATGTCAGATGACCGCAGAGAATTACTTGAAGCAGCACTAGACCAAGCCGAAGAAGGCACACTTGAAACCCCTGTTGAAAAGGAGATTGAAGTAAATGACGATCCAATCCAAGCCGAAAACGCCAGCGAAGAAGGTAGTAGTCAAGAAAGCAACGACCGTGACGAAAAAGGTCGCTTCAAAGCCCAAGAAGCCAGTTCCAACCAAGATTCCGCTGAAGAATCTGACATGGTGGGAGAAGCTAGTGATGTTCCTGACGAGGAAATAAAACGCCCTACTACTTGGAAAAAAGAGTATGTGGATGTTTGGAACAAGATGCAGGAAGGCAAACCGCTAGATAAAGCGGAGTTTGCTAAGTTTGCTGAATATGCCAACCAGCGTGAATCCGAGTACAAAAAGGGCGTTTCTGCCTATAAAGCAGAAGCCGACAATGCACGGCAGCTTACAGAAGCCATTGGTCAATTTGCACCTGAATTGCAGGCACAAAACATTCACCCTGTAGCTTGGATTAACAATCTAGGTCGGGCGCACATGATTTTGTCAAAAGCACCGTACCAAGATAAGGTGCAGATGTTCCATAGACTTGCAGCAGATTATGGAATACAATTAAATCAAGATGCAGTTCAGATGCCTGAACAACAATATGTAGACCCGTATCAGCAACAGTTAATGCAGCAACTTCAAGCTACACAGCAACAAGTTCAGCAACTATCAGCGATACGGGAGCAGGAAGAAAATGCTCGTTTGAACCAAGAAATTCAACGAGTAAGTAGTGACAGAGAGCGGTTTCCGCACTTTGAGATGGTACGGGAAGATATGGCTCAATTACTTGAGCGAGGTTTAGCCCCAAACCTAGAAACGGCTTATGCCAAAGCGGTGCGTATGAATGACGAAGCGTACAAACTGGAACAGGAAAAACTCCTGAAATCAGTTGGTACACAAGCGTCTAAGGCACAGCAAGTAGCTAAAGCTAAAGCAACTGCTGTTAGTCCACGATCCGTTACTCCTAGCGGTCAAGTGTCTAAATCAGATGCAAAGGATAGACGATCCTTGCTGATGGCTAATTTAGCCGATGCAGAGGGTGGTCGGGTTTAACTTAACTAAATAAAGGAAATATCATGGCATTCGCAAATAGCGCAATCACCGATATTATCGCTACCACCATTCAAAGTCGTAGCGGAGTATTGGCAGATAACTTAACAGAAAACAATGCAATTCTTCAACGATTGAACTCTAAGGGTAATGTACGGCCTTTTTCAGGCGGTAATGTAATCCTCGAGGAAATCATGTACAACGACCCATCAACCAACAATGCTAATAGCTATAGCGGTTACGAAGTCTTGAACATTACTCCTGATAGCCCAATCTCGGCTGCTCAGTTCAGCATTACTCAGTATGCTGACTCAGTAACCATGAGTGGTCTTGAAATGCTCCAAAACAGCAGCAAAGAAGCAATCATCGACTTGTTAGATGGTCGTATGCAGGTTTCTGAAGCCCGTCTGTTAAACCGCATTTCAGGTGACTTGTATGGTGACGGAACAGGTAATGGCGGTAAGAATATTACAGGTCTAGCCGCTGCTATCAGCACTTCACCTACAACTGGTACATACGGTGGTATTAACCGTGCAAATTGGACTTTTTGGCGTAACCAAGCAACAACTGGTGCTAACTCCGCTGCATTGATCCAAGCCGCAATGACTGACGCTGCTATCAAATCTGTTCGTGGTAATGATAAGGTTGACCTCATTATTGCTGGTAACACTTTGTATTCACGCTATGTAGCTTCTTTGCAAGCGATTCAGCGTATTGCTGGTGTAGACGAAGGTGCAGCAGGTTTCGCATCCCTCAAGTTCTACGGTGGCGGTATGTCTGCTGATGTGGTACTAGGTGGTGGTATTGGCGCACAAGAGAACGCATTGTATATGTACCTCTTGAACACCGATTACATCTTCTTCCGTCCACACAAAGAGCGTAATTTCGTTCCTATCGGTGGTGAGCGTCAATCGATTAACCAAGATGCAATCGTGAAGCTGTATGGCTGGGCCGGTAACCTTACTTGCTCTAATGCTTCACTCCAAGGCATCCTGACTGGTTCTTAATCAACTGACTAATTAAAGGAAAATTATCATGTCATATTCAACTCTCCCCATCGCTGGTGTAGATTTAGGTGAAAATGCTTACACTAACCTAAACTCCGCTGGCGTAGCAATCCCAACTATTGGCCCACTCGGTCTGCAAACTTTTGGCGCAGATGGCTTTCGCTATGTGTTTGCCCAAGCTGGTGTTGCAATTGCGGCTTCAACCGCTACTTGCGTAGTCAACGCATCTACATTCCAAGCTACCTTGGGTGCAGGTACATACTTGTCAGGTGCTTCTATGGCATCAGGCGATTATGGTTGGTTCAGCAAAGCTAGTGTTTAATAGCAAAATGTAGTAAAAACAGGGGGTTACCTTAATTGGTAGCCCCTTTTTCCTTTTAACAACCTAATACCTTAGGAGAATTAAAAATGGCTTTACCTTCAGATACACAAGGAGCAGATGCTCGTTTGCAAGTACGCTTTTACAAGAAATCCGTACAACAAGAGCAGGAATCCATAGACGCTGGCAGACCAATTTACAAAGACTTTGATTTTGTGCAAATCTGCGTTGCTGGCGATACCCTAACCGAAATCGACACTTATGCGTTACAAAACCATAAGACCCGTTTCCCTATTCAATGGGCTAATTACATGAATAGACAGGGAGCGCATGACGAGGAAGTGGTTGGAACGCCTATAACGGAATGGCCTTTAGTATCAAAAAGCCAAGCCGAAGAATTAAGGGCAATTAAGTTCCAAACGGTAGAATCTATTGCAAATGCTTCAGATCAGCAGTTACAGCGCATGGGAATGATTGCAGGAATGTCACCCTATTCGTTCCGTGACAAGGCAAAGGCATTTTTAAATCTAGCAACTTCAGCGGCAGAAACCGACAAGCGTGAGCATGAAATTAACGCTTTGAAAGAAGAACTTGCCAAAAAGGAACTAGAAACTGCTAAAATAAAGGCAGAAACAGATGCGAAGTTAGCCTTAATGCAAGAGCAGATGGCTACTATACTTGCTGCTGTTGGTGAAAAGAAACCCCGTAAACAGAAAACGGTAGCCACAGAGGAAGCCTGATATGTCATCAACAATGCTTGAACTTGTCCAGCAAGTCACCGCTGAACTTAACTTAGCCATACCAACTTATGTGCAAGGCAACACAAACCAAGATGTGCAGCAAGTCTTGGCTTTGATGAACCGTGCTGGGTATGACCTTGTAAAAGAACACAATTGGCAAGCATTGGAACTGGAATACAGGTTTTACACCACAGCAATCACCACGACCTGTGACACTATTGCCAATACTTACAATTTGTTAAATGTTGGTGATGTCACAGGCTTAGATAATACTTATTCAATCGTTGGCACAGCAATTCCCCAAGATACTTATGTGGAAGAAGTTTCAGGATCAACGGTAACTGCTAGTCAATTAGCTTCTTCTACAAGCATTGGCGGTACAGTTACCTTTAGTAAGACTATTTACCCATTGCCGCCTGATTACGAAACCATTACCGATAATACCCATTGGGATAAGACAAAACATTGGCAGATGCTTGGCCCTGTTGATGCCCAGCAATGGCAATGGCTTAAATCAGGATATATTTCAACAGGCCCTCGGGTGCGTTGGCGTATTCTTGGCAATCAATTTGAAATATGGCCGCCTTACAATACCCTAGAATACTTAGGTTTTGAGTACCGTTCAAAAGGATGGGCTAGAAGTGCAACTAACGCTGTAAAAAACAGTTTTACCGCAGATACCGACACAACCGTACTTGATGATTCAATCATTGTATTGCTGACAAAACTCAAGTATTTTCAAGTTAAGTCGTTTGACACTACCGCATTGCAACAAGATTACAGCCGCTATTTAAGCGTTGCCAAAGCTAACGATAAAGGCTCTGCTACCCTGTCGTTTGCACCGCAACCAAGTGCTGTGCTTATTGGCTGGGCTAATATCCCTGATACTGGCTACGGCAGTTAATTATGGCAGTCGCTAAAGGTCGCACAGCCGTAACTACTAGCTTACCTGCCCCTATTGGTGGATGGAACGCTAGGGATTCTTTGGCTGAAATGAACCCACTTGATGCGGTTCAGATGGTCAACTTCTTTCCTACGCCTACCGATGTTACGCTAAGAAAAGGCTATACCAAGACTTCAACTGGCATTTCAGGTGCAGTTTTAGCTTTAATGAACTACAGCAGCCCATCCGTAAATAAAATGTTTGCCTCAAATGCCACCATTATTTACGATGCAAGCACTTCTACGGCTACCGCAAGTCTTACTGGCAACACAGATGGCAAGTGGATTCATTCCATGATTACAACGGCTGGTGGTTCGTTTATGCCCGCTGTAAACGGTGTTGATCCAATGGTCGTATATGACGGTACAGTATGGTCAAGATCAGCCACTACAAGCACAGCACAGACAATTAGTACCATTACAAGGGGCGGCACGGGAAACCTGACAGCGACCCTTACAACGGCTGTAGCGCATGGTTTGGTGACTGGTAATACGGTTACGGTAGCAGGTGCAACCCCAGCCGAATTTAATGGTACTTATCAAATTACCGTTACAAACGCTACGACTTTTACCTACACAATGGCAACCGCCCCTAGCGGAAATGCAACTGTTGTAGGCACTTATACCGTTAAATACTTTGTAACAGGGCTAAATTCCAACCAGTTTGCAAACATTAATCTGTTCAAAGAACGCCTGTATTTTGTGCAAAAAGACAGTCTTAGCTTTTGGTATTTACCCGTAGATTCAATCAATGGCGCAGTAACCGAATTTCCCCTTGGCGGCATCTTTAAAAAGGGTGGCTACCTGCAAGCGATGGGTACATGGACTATTGACGCAGGATATGGGGTAGATGACCTAGCCGCTTTTGTTACCAGTAACGGTGAAGTCGCTATTTACAAGGGATCAGACCCTTCCGACCCTAATGATTGGGCGTTAATTGGTATTTGGAACATCGGACAGACTTTTGCCCGTAAATGCTTGTTTAAATACGGTGGCGATTTGCTACTTTTGACGGAAGATGGTCTTGTACCCTTATCCGCAGGGCTGCAATCTACTCGTTTAGACCCCCGTGTCAACATTACAGACAAGATTTTCTTTGCTATTAGCCAAGCTGCCGACCTTTACGCCAATAATTTTGGCTGGCAAATCAATTATTTTGCCAAAGTTAATATGCTGATCGTTAATATTCCCGTAACAGGGGGTTCAGAGCAGTATGTAATGCACAATATTACAAAGTCTTGGGCAAGATTTACCAATATCAACGCAAATTGCTGGGAATTAAGTGGTGATGATATGTATTTTGGTGGAACAGGCTTTGTAGGTAAGTTTTACGACACCTATGCCGATGCAGGAAACAACATTATAGCTTTCGTTCAGCAAGCGTATTCCTATTTTGACAGTCGTGGACAGCAAAAACGCTTTACCTTGGTTCGCCCAATCCTTCAGACCGATAACGGCTTACCTACCGTTCTATGCGGCATAAGTACAGACTTTGACACCGTAAATTTAACCAATCAAATATCGTTTAACCCGTCAATCTTGAATACAGGTGAATGGGATTTAGACACATGGGATAACGCCAATTGGGGCGGTGGTTTGGTAACAACAAAGATATGGCAAGGCGTAACTGGATTAGGCTATGCTGGCTCAGTTAGTATGAATGTGGTATCTCAGCGCATTGAGTTTCATTGGGCTAGTACCGATTTTGTAATGGAGCGTGGGGGAATCCTGTAATTGCGATCAGTTACGACTAAAGATCAAAAATACATGGGTGATTGGCTGGTACGCATTTTGAACCATCCGTTACCCGAAACTACGCAATGTATAGGACAACTTAAAGACGGTAATTTAGTAGCAGTAGCAGGATATACCAATTTTATGCCAAAAGCCTGTGAAATACACATTGGCAGCGTTGGCGAAGATTGGGCAAGTAGGGATTTTTTGTGGGCAGTATTCGATTACCCCTTTAATAAATTAGGTGTTAGCGTTATACTAGGGCAAATTTGTGGCGATAATGAAGATGCCTTAAAATTAAACCGACACCTTGGTTTTAAAGTGGTAGCTGAAATACCTGATGCCCATATGGATGGGGATTTAGTAATTATGGCTATGAAAAAAGAGGAGTGTCGGTTTCTTAACATCCGATGCCCTCTAAACAAGGGAGAATGACATGGGTGGTGGTGGATTTTTAGGATTAGGCCCTGCGCCAAGCGCACCTGCTGCGCCAAACTACGCTGCTGCGGCACAAGAAACTGCGGCAGGTAACTTAGATGCTGCAAGAGCGGCTACGGCTGCCAATCGAATCAATCAAGTTACGCCATACGGTAGCCTTACTTATTCACAGTCAGGTACAGACCCTTACGGTAATCCTACCTATACCGCTACACAAGCATTAAGCCCACAGCAACAACAGCTTTTAGACTATCAAAACCAAACAAGCATGGGTTTAGGTCAGTTAGCAAATAAAGGTCTAGGGTATGTTGAGAATATGCTCAACACCCCGTTTAATACGGCAGCATTACCTACTACTGGCTTTAATCCTAGCCAGTCGTATCAAGAAGCGTATATGCAGAGGTTAAATCCGCAGATTCAGCAAACTCGAGATGCCTTGCAACAGCAATTAGCCAACAAGGGTATTGATATTGGCTCTGTAGCGTATGACCGTGCAATGCAAAATCAAGCCCAGCGTGAGAACGACTTACTAGCTGCCGCTACGACACAAGGTTTTGGCGTTGGTCAGCAAGCCCGTCAGCAAGCATTAACCGAACAAGCCTATCTGCGTAACGAACCATTGAACACCCTATCTGCGGTGCGTACTGGTTCACAGGTGACAGGCCCACAATTCGTTAATTCATTTAATCAAGCAACAACGGCTGGCCCTGATTTATTAGGTGCTGCTGGTATGCAATACAACGCCCAAATGGGTGACTTTAATGCCCAACAAGCTGCACAACAGAACTTTAACCAAGGTTTAATGGGTTTAGGTGGTGCTGGAATTATGAAATATTCTGACATTCGCACAAAAGAAAACATTAAGCACATTGCTTGGTTACCTAATGGTTTACCCGTATATACATACGAGTACAAAGATGAATTTAAGGATCACCCATTAGCAGGTCATGGAACGCATACAGGCGTGATGGCACAAGAAGTAGAAGTTATGTACCCTAATGCTGTAATAACCCTTGATAACGGCTATAAAGCCGTAGATTACGGACAATTATGAACTCATACATTATGCCAATGCAGCAACCCCAAGACCTTGGCGGTTTAAGCCCATATTTTCAAAATATTGCACAGCAACAAGCCATGCAAAATATGGCAATGCAACAAGGTCAAGGATTAACCCAAGCTGCTGGTCAAGTAGGGCAGGGTGGTGGCATGAACCCTATGGCTATGGCAGCAATGTTGCGTAAAAAAGACCCAACAAAACCTGCGCCTGTAACAGATTACAGCCAGCCTATGCCTAATTACATGGATCCAGCATATCAACAGGCAGGATATTAATATGGCTATTGGAACTCTACCCCCCGAACTGTTTGAGCAACAACAGCAATTAAACCGCCAACAACAAATGGCGCAATTGCTCATGCAGCAAGGCCAACAACAACCACAAGGTCAAATGATTAGTGGTCGTTATGTTGCCCCATCCTTTACTCAAAATCTTGCTAATTTAGCCAATACTTATGTGGGTTCACGCTTGGCTGAACAAGGCGATAAACAAGCCTTAGAAATTGCTAAACAATTGCGTCAGCGTTACGGTGATGAACTTAAAGAATTTCGTAACCTTATGCAAGGCAGACCTGAAATTGCTGGAACTCCTGACATACCTACTGAAACTTATGAAACAGTTAGGGGAACTCCTGCTCAAGCAGCTATACCACCTAATGTACAGGGTGCTTATGACTTTGCTGCAACCGCATATAACCCTGCATTGCAAGCCGCTGGATTAAGAAAACTGACAGAAGGCCCAATAAAAGTGGGCGTAGAAGATACATTAATTGATCCAGTCACAATGAAGCCTGTATTTACTGGGGCAGGAAAACCTCGTACGCCATTGCAGATTGATACTGGTACGGCTATTGAATTGCGTGATCCTAATAACCCAACGATAGTATTGCAGCGTATTCCTAAGACGCAGATGCCTACTGCTGGACAAGTAGTTGAGCGTGACGATGGCACTTTCTTAATAGATACTCGTACTGGTCAAGCTAGACCAGTAATGGGTCAAGGTGGTGAACCTTTAATGGGTGGCGGCAAACCTTTAACAGAAACACAAGGTAATGCTGTTAGTTTTGGCGCAAGAGCCGTTGAAGCCAACAGAATTGCTACTGACTTGGAAAAACAAGGTGTAACCAATACTGGCGTTATTCGTACTGTAGCTGGTGGTGTTTTAGGCGGTGCGCCTATTGTTGGTGATAAATTAGAACAAAGTGTTCGTTCTACATTCAATGTGTTGCCTACTTATTTAGGTGGGCCTAACCCACAACAACAACAAAACGACCAAGCTAGACGAGATTTTGTAAGTGCTGTGTTGCGTAAGGAATCGGGTGCAGCTATCTCAGCTTCAGAATACGCTAACGAAGAAAAGAAATACTTCCCACAGTTAGGTGATAGCGACCAAGTTATTAAACAAAAGCAAAATTCTCGCATAAAGGCAATTGAAGGCTTGAAATCACAAGCTGGGCCAAGTGGTGTACGCCAAATTAATCGTATTGTTGGTGCAGAGCAAGGTGGTGGCAATGTAGTTGACTTTAACCAGTTACCTACAGGAAGATAATATGGATGTACGGATGCCTGATGGTACGCTTGTTAAGAATGTACCCGACAACATAACCCAAGCCGACCTATTGGCTCGTTATAGCGCATTTAAAACGCCTGATACACGGGGCAACATCATTACTAGCGATGTGCCTACGGTAGCTGGTTCAGTACCTAATCCACCTGTAGTCCAAGAGCCGCCTCGTTCTATGATGGATCGAGTAAAGGCTTTATACGAAGTGCCAGCAACCATGATTACGGGAGCTGCCGCACCGTTTATTGGTATTGGTGCAGGTGCTATAGAAAACATCCAACAAGGCACAGATAAGCGTCTTGATCGACCTGAATTAGCACAGCGGTTTACCTATCAGCCTACTAGCCCTGTAAGCCAAGATATATTGCAAGGCATTGGTAGTGCGTTTGAAGCCAGTAAATTGCCCCCCATTATTCCTAATGTAGGTATGTTGCCAAGTTATGCTCGTATGGCTGGTGCAGGTACGCAACAGGCACAAGCCGCAGTACAACCTGTAACGCAAGCTATTCCACAAGCAACAAACAGAATGGCACAAGCCTTACGCAGAGAGCCACAACCCACAATGGCTGGCGTTGGCGCAGCACAAACACCTGAAGCCGTTACTCGTATGCAAACGGCACAGAACTTGCGTGTACCTGTAACACCAAGTAAAGGTCAATTAGAGCGTGATTTAGCCCAGCAACAGTTTGAGATTGAAACACCTAAGATTTCGCCTGAACTTGGCAAACCGTTAATTGAAGCCCAAGCCAAGCGTAATGATGCTATTTTGCAGAACTTTGATGCTTATGTAGACGCTACTGGCAAAGAAACTTTTGGATTACGGGCTACTGGCAAGATTGTTACTGATGAATTGACACGCCAAGCAAACGAAGCAAGGGCAAATATTAATAAGGCTTACACAGCAGCTAGAGAACAAGGCGAAACAGAAGCCCCAGTTCAATATGCACCATTAACGGCTTACATTAACGACCAAACACCTACGGTACGGTCAAAACTTGCCCCAATTCTTGATGTTGTTAATGAGCAAATAGCTAAAAACGACCCAAAAAACACAGGTACGGTATCTATTAATTCACTTGAAGATATTTACCAAGTTATTAATAAGAACTTTGAGCCTAACACTCCAGCCGCAGTTTATGGCAGAGAGATGAAAGACATTATCAATACGATTACTGAAGGGCAAGGCGGTGAGATGTACCAAAATGCCCGTAGATTGCGTCAAGACTTCTCAAAACGCTTTGAAAACATTGGCGCAGTAGATCGTTTATTACGCACAAAACCCAATTCTGATGACCGTTTAGTCGCTTTTGAGGATGTATTTCAAAAGTCTGTAGTTAATGGATCATTAGATGATATTAAAAACTTAGGTTTAGCCCTTAAAAAAGGTGGCCCACAAGGTCAGCAAGCGTTTAAAGAATTACAAGGTCAAACCATTGAGTTCTTAAAAGACAAGGTTACGCAGTCTATTGATGTGGATTCTTTTGGTAATCCTGTAGTTTCCCCTGCTAAATTCAAGTCTGCCGTAAGGGAATTAGACCAAGATGGCAAGCTAGATTACTTGTTTGGCAAAAAAGGCGCACAAGAAATACGGGATTTAATGGAAGTAACCATTATGGTCAATGCCCCACTTAAAGGTGCAGCAAACTATTCCAATACATCTAGCGCATTAATTCAAGCATTGGATAACATTTCTGCAAGCCCTATTGGTAAAATACCTGTTATTGGATCAATTACAAAATACAGCTTTGAAAAAGCCCAGCAAAAGGCTTTAAAAAAGAAGATTGAAGAATCTATTAATTATTCGCCAAATAAAATGGCAGATGAGTTAAGAAAAGGAAATAAGCCATGAGTAGAAACGGATCGGGAGTTTATTCGCTCCCAGCAGGTAATCCAGTAGTAACCCAAACTACAATTAGTTCATCATGGGCTAATTCAACCCTTGCTGATATTGCTGCCACTCTTACTGATTCTGTAGCCGCAGACGGTCAGACACCGATTACTGGTGCTTTAATTGGTATTAATGACACCTTGCAATTTGGTGGAACAGGTCAAGTAACCCTTCCAGTAGGTACTACAGCGCAACGAAGCGCAGCACCTTCCGCTGGAATGATTCGCTATAACACTTCTTTTGCTCAATTTGAAGGCTATTCAGGTAGTTCATGGTCACAAGTAGGTGGCGGTGCTACAGGTGGCGGTGGTGACACGGTATTCGTAGAAAACAGCGCAATTGTAACGACTAGCTATACACTTTCTGCTGGTAAAAACGCTGAATCAGTAGGGCCAATAACCATTAATAGCGGTGCTGTAGTTACGATACCTAGCAACCAGCGTTGGGTTGTCTTGTAACATGATTACCACTAAAATAAACAAATACTTAGGGAGTCATAAATGAGCCTAGTCTTACAATCCAGCGGTGGTGGACAAATCACCATCCAAGAGCCAACAACGGCTAGTAACTTTACGCAGACTTTACCTGCCGCTACTGGTACTGTAATGGTTAGCGGTAATCAACCAGCGTTTAGTGCTTACCTACCAGCAAACCAAAGCATAAGCAATGATACTTTTACAAAAGTTCAAGCAAGCACAGAAGAATTTGATACCGCATCTTGTTATGATAGCGTAACAAACTATAGGTTTACACCAACTGTTGCTGGATATTACCAAATAAATGGGTGCGTAGGTTTTAGTGCAGGAATAACAGGACAGGCAATTGCCACGATTTATAAAAATGGGTCGGAGTTTAAGCGAGGGAGTCAGATTGGTGCATTAACCAATAATCCATCAATTTCTGTAACAGCACTTGTATATCTTAATGGCTCTACCGACTATGTTGAGCTTTATGGTCTAATATCAACTGCTACAACACCAAGAACATTCAGTGTTGATGGTGAAAAAATATCGTATTTCCAAGGCTTCTTAGTGAGGACTGCATAATGCTATACGACAAAATTATGGCTCTATATCCTAGCCTTACACAACAGGATTTCCTAACTGTTATCACACTACAAAACGATTCAGACGGCAAAGGCGATTACATCAAAGCGTGGAATCATCCAACATTAGCTAAACCAACTGACGAGGAATTAGCATGAGCCAGTTACAAGTAAACCGAATAAACGATGCAAGCGGTGGAGTTCTAGCACCCATTAGTTCAGTCATGCGGAATCGCATCATTAATGGCGGGATGGACATAGCACAACGAGGTACAAGTTTTACTTCAGGCGCAAACAATAACGATGCGTATGTTTTAGATAGGTTCTATATTCTGTCGGATGGCAACGATGCCATTGATGTTACACAAACCACAACTGTTCCAACAGGAGCTAAATTCTCTATTGGATTAGATGTAGAAACTACTAATAAAAAGTTTGGCATTGCTCAAATTATTGAAAATGCCAACTGTTTTGATGCTATTGGCGGTCAAGTTACTTTATCCTTTCAAGCAAAAGTGTCATCAACCGCTAAATTAGATAATGTTAAATGTGCAATCGTAGCGTGGTCAGGAACGGCTGATACCGTTACTTCAGACATTATTTCAGCGTGGGGAGCAGAAGGTACTAACCCTACTTTAATTGCTAATGCAACCTATGAAAATTCCCCAGCTAATCTAAATGTTACAACCAGTTTTGCCACTTACAGCGTAACTGCCAATGTGGATACAGCATCAACATCAAACATTATTGTATTTATTTGGTCAGATGTAACCGATACTACGGCTGGTGATTTTCTTTACATCACAAATGTGCAACTCGAAAAAGGCACACAAGCTACTTCATTTGAATACAGACAGTACACAACAGAATTGCAACTTTGCCAAAGATATTTTTGGAAACCAAGCCAAGGTTTTTTAATGCAAGGTATTTCATCTGCACGAATAGGAACTAATGTATTTTTTCCTGTAACAATGCGAGCAACTCCAACAATGTCAATAGCAACAACTACTCCATATTGGGAAAGTGTTCCATATGCCACGTTAGGTTCTATTACATCTGCGGTTGCTGACGGTTCTAAACTTGCAAGCGCAGGCGGTGTAATTAGTGTTACTGGAACATTTGGAACGACTCCAGTTCAAAACTACCCTGGATTTTTTGGCGGTGAAACTGCATTTTCTGTGGAGTTATAAAAATGTATAAATTACAAGAAAAAAATAGTGTCTTAAAATTTAATAGTGATGGTTCAATTTTATCAATTCCATTCGACCCAGCCAACACAGACTACCAAGCCTACCTAAAATGGCTTGAAGAAGGCAACACACCATTACCAGCGGAGAATACATAATGCCAATGACAATTAACGGTAACGGTTCAATTACAGGTTTAGTAGCTGGTGGATTACCTGATGCCACTATTACCCAGCCTGAATTAGCTACTGGTGTCGCTGGTACTGGCCCAGCGTTTAGTGCTTATGCTAGTTCTGCACAAACCATAACAGGTTCAACTTTTACAAAAATTACTTTTACAACTGAAGAATTTGATACAAATAACAATTTTGCATCTTCAACTTTTACCCCAACTGTTGCTGGTTATTATCAATTAAATGCCGCAGTAAACATAGGTGCAACAACAGTAACTAGACAGATAATATTTATATATAAAAATGGCGTTATTTTTAAAGGCGGTACAGACTTATATCCAGCAACAGGAACTGCTAATTCAAGAGGTTTAGTTTCTTGTTTAGTTTATGCAAATGGAACAACAGATTATTTTGAAATTTATGTTTTTCTAAATGCGACTGGAACTATAACTACATCTGTAAATAGCACTTGGGACACTTGGATTAACGGTTCAATGGTGAGGGCTGCATAATGTACGAAAAAATCATGGTTTTATACCCTAGCCTTACACAACAAGACTTTTTAACTGTAATTATTCTTCAAAACGATTCTGATGGTCGTGGAGATTACATCGCTAAATGGGAACATTCTTTGCCCAAACCAACTGACGAACAGCTTGCATAATGTCTTTTGAAATCGACCCTGTTAAATACGGCCAACTTTGGGAAAAGGTCGACCAACTGACCGCTAAAGTAGACAAGCTAGAAGAAGGCATGGAAGAATTGCTTGCTTTAGCCAATAAAAGCAGGGGCGGTTTTTGGGTTGGAATGATGGTCGTATCGGCTATTAGTTCTGTTGTGGGGTTTATTGCACATTGGCTGACAGGCAAATAATGTGTCAGATTTGCTCGGTTTGTCTGAAGGTGCAAAAGGACTAAGTAGCGGTTTAGATTCTGCCCGTGAAGCTGGTAAGTCTGTAAGTAAGCAGATTGAAAACATACAGAAAGATGCAGTTGATGTAGCGCAGCAGCAAGCACAAGACCGAATACGGGCAAGACGGGAAGCAGAATTTAAAAAGGAACGGGCGTTACTCAAGGCTTTAGAAGAATGGAAGCGTAAGAAACAAATATCAGATGAAGAAGCAGATTTAAAGATTAAGTTTGTAAAGCAGTACGGTGCTAAAGAGTGGGATGCGTTACTTAAAATCAAGCTAGACATTGAAAACATGGAACGCAAGAATAACGAGGAATTTCAGCACGATTTGAAAGCGGTACGAAGGGTGCAGTTCTATTGTTTTATTGCTGCGCTTGTTGTGACTTTATGGTTAAAGTTTATTTTAGGAGCGTTTTAAATGTTTCCACTAGGCGCATTACTTGATATTGGCGGCAAAATACTAGATAAAGTTTTTCCCGACCCAGCACAGGCTGAACAAGCCAAACTTAAACTGTTAGAAATGCAACAAAATGGCGAACTAGCCAAGATCAATGCCGATGCCGCAGAGCAGCACGAATTGACTGCAAGACTGCAAGCAGACATGAATAGCGATAGCTGGCTTTCTAAAAACATACGCCCCATGACCCTTATATTTATTCTTGGTGGTTACTTTGTATTTGCCATGATGAGTGCATTTAACCTAGATACAAACAAGGCTTATGTAGAACTGCTAGGTCAATGGGGTATGCTAATTATGTCGTTTTACTTTGGTGGTCGCACCCTCGAAAAGATTATGGACATGAGAGCGAAAGAAAAAGATGCAGCTAAGTGAACATTTTACCCTTGACGAACTAACCCATACAGATCACCGTCAGTTTGACAATACGCCTAATGCGTCAGAGATGGCTAACCTTGTACGCCTAGCTGCATTCCTAGAAGAAGTCAAAACGGTACTAGGCGGCAAGCCAATCATGGTAAATTCAGCGTTCCGTTGCAAAGAGGTAAATGATGCGGTAGGATCAAAGGACACTAGCCAGCATCGGATTGGTTGTGCAGCAGATATACGAGTACCGAGCATGACCCCCGATGAAGTCGTTAAAGCTGTGATTGCATCGGGGATAGGATATGACCAAATTATTCGAGAATTTGACCGTTGGACACATATTTCTGTGCCTAATACTGCTGGGGGCAATCCTCGCAGACAAGCTCTAATTATTGATAAAACGGGTACAAGGCCGTACGCCTAAAACACATCCCGTAAATCTACAAATTTCCACATATGCGTGGGTACATCGTAGAAATACTCATCCTTGGCAACTGCGGTATTTGGCACTTCAACTAACGGGCAATACTTGATCTTGCTGGCCCTGATCCAGTAAGCATGGGTCAAGTTTCTAGTCACCACATACATCGTGGTACGGGGGTTGGTAAACAGCTTTTCTTTGCGCTGGGCAATGTGGATTGTTTCGTAAGGACAGAAGTCCATGCCCCAATCCCGTACTTCTACTTCCCCATACCCAATATGCTGCCCATTCTTGCTGAATACAAGGTCTACAGCATATTTATCAGGGTTGGGTAAGGCATCAACATGGTGAACCGTTTTAAGCCAGCCAGCGACTGCATTACGAGCAGGTGGGTCACACGCATCATGTAGCCGCTGGTCAAATTGCTTGTATTTCATACCATCAAATAGTTAGCCACGAAAAAAAAAATAGTAAACGCTATCCCTAGTAAAAGTCCCAAAAAAATGTGTTTCATATTAGTTTGAATAAATACGATAGCGAGGGTTGCAGGTTACTTCTACAGGCACATCGGTAGTTACACCGTTGATTCTGCGCTTGGCGGTAATAACAACTGGTCGTGTACCTGCTGATTCGCACTCGTTAATGCCTAGGATAACCTGCGCCCTAGTCATGTGATGAGCCTGTTTGTCGGTTTCTAAGCTGACATTGGGTGGTGTGTACGATGTACACGCTGCAAATAGCAATGGGGTTAATAACAGTAAGTTTTTCATGCGTGATCCTTTTGTTGGTATGCAGCTTGAACGCTGTCGTTAAATTTATCCCAGCCGCTTATGCTGTGGATCATTTCTAATACGCTGATTTCGGTATTGGCTATAAAAACATCGTCTATATCGACACCGCCCACAATACCTATATCGGGTTCGTCTTTATCAATGCCGCCATGTACATCTAAGTAGGTATCGCCTACATAAAGTGATAAAACATAACTCATAATCTATTCCTTTCTTTTTCACTCCCCAATGGAGTAGCACCAGTTTATTAAGTTACCTTAACAATATCAACAAATTTATCTAGGGATATACCCTTAGATTTGTAAAAAAACAACAGTTGAGGTGGGTCGGCAGTCCCGTGAAGGAGTATAGATTTTGTCTAACCCTGCCGCCCGTACCCATTATATTCCGTTCTTGATCTGATAGACCCGTAATAGGTGTTGGAAGCATTCCCAGCCATTTTGTAGCCGATCCTGCTCTATTTCAATCAACTTGACCTGATTGGTCGTGCCGTTGACAAACACAATGGCGCATCTAGCATTCGGAACGCCTAGGCCCTCACGGTAAGCCGCTAACTGCATCTCATGTTCAAAATAAACATCGACTTTATCAAGGTCGGTATCTTTGGTCTTGAAATCAACTACAAAGCCGTTTTTAGCCATTAAGTCGCATTTGCCACCAAACCCTAGCGGATGCCCAAACGACTTCTCAGGCAGCCACAATTGCTCTCCAAACGCACTTTTAAGCGCACTATCAATCGCATCTAAATATGGTGGCTTTTCAGGCATATAAACCTGATCGAAATACGCTTCAATTACCGCATGGATAGCCGTACCCCGTTCCGCAGCTTCCCTGCCTGTAGCTTTGCTATCCTGCATTACCCTAGCCAACCAGTCGGCTTCAGGTTCGTCAGGCTGTCTTGGCAGCGTTAAAGCAGCTAATAAGACTTGCTGCTGTTTCCATGTATCAAGCCCTGCTTTCGATAACATTCCGTTAATTGTCGTAACACTAGGCAAAAGTCCGAGTTTCCGTGCGTCACGAAGCGTGGTTGCCCGTTCACCAGTTTTGCCGATGGTTGTATAGGCTGGAGTGCCGTCTTTGGTGTACCAATGACCATTTTCTTGTGCCTTTTCTTTAACTATCATTTTGTACCTTTATCTGTGGGGTTACTTGTACTCCGTATGCGAAGCGGAAAAACCGTGTACTTTCACCCCTCTTACATTAGAACGGAATGTCGTTCAGGTTGTCATCTTCAATCTTTGGTGCAGCAGCTTCACGCTGTTTTTGCCCACGCCATTCAGACGATTCGGTAATCTTTTCTTTGTAATACTTAGGCAACAAATCGTACTTAACTTGGTCAAACTCAGCCAGCCAAAAGTGATTGGTAGGGTTGATGCCTTCAGGCTGGGCGTTACGCAAGGCAGACGGTACAGGGCTAATGCCGCTAATGTTGGCGTACTTACCATCTTCTGAGTGCGTAATGTTGACCATGCAAAATTTACCTAGCAAGCCTTTTAGGTCAAAGTTCTTGCGGTCTTCCGCAGTCATCTTTTTATTTGACCAGCTTTCTAAATCTTGCCGTAGACGAGCCTGATCGCCTAAACTAACGGTATATCGCTTGGACACGATTAAAGGCTTTCCTTCGTCTGTTTTTAGCGGAAGTCCTGCGTCATCGTCACCGTGCAATTCCCAAGTAAATACAACCTTGTGCATAATCTTGGTTTCGCCAGCCCATTCAGTAGCTTGATGACCTAGATCAATGATGGAATAAAGCCGTGCCATATGCAGCCCAGCAGGGGCAATCTTAAAATCTTTTTGCGTATCAGTAATAATCATTTGTTTGCTCCAAAAATTTGACCAAAGTCGTTCACAATGTCACGAATGACGGGGTTTACATGGTTATTGCGTTTAGGTGCGACATATCCGCAGCAATGGCGTAATAGGTCTATTTGACGCTCGGTAAGAAGTACACCATCTTCCAAGTCTTTGAATACTTCATCCAGTTCAAACTGCATCTGAACTTGGTCTGCTAACTGCTGGTCATAATCACTCATTTTTAGTCTTTCTCACCCGTTTGGGTAGTTATCACGGCACATACCGTACATCAATATTAAGATACCTTAAACACATAGTCAAGTGTTTATTTGCAAAAGTGTTGTAAATAAGTTAAGATACCTTACATGAACGCAACAGCAATTATCAAATTATTGGGTGGATGTACCCGTGTATCCAAAATGGTCGGGGTATCTGTGCCAGCCGTGTCTATGTGGCAAAACGGTGATATACCGATGGATAAGCTGGTCATGCTGGCAGCAACGCTAGAAAAAGAATCGCATGGGCTAATTACCCGTAAAAGTCTGTTTCCTAAAAATTACAGGTTAATTTGGCCTGAGTTGGAATAAGTTGTAGTACAATTTGTTTATTGAGGACTGAAACACTCGATAAGTTAGGGTTTTAGAGGTGACTTTGTGGGTTTAGGAAATGAGATAAGAGGCATTTCCCAAGCCGTTTCAGCATAAAGCCACCCCTAAAGCCCTTTTTTATTGTTCATTCCCATTCGTACTCCAAACGATATTAAGCACCTAGATGGGTGGCGTGGAATAGAACATGGGCTGGTTTACACCTGACAGCAAGCCCCGTAGCGTTGAGTGGCGACTACACAAGTTACAAGGACAATGGTGATAGACAACCTTGTATCGAATGAACACTACCTTCGGGAGCATTAGTTCAAGATCAACTTCTTGAATGGATGGGGTGCTATCACCTTTGGGATACCTATGACTAAAAAACAACACTTAAAAAAATACTTGCAACAGTTAAGATAACTTAATAAACTAGCATTACTCAATATCGAGTGAAATAGGAGATAGACATGAAAGATTTAATTGGTGCTTGCATACTTGGTGCAATTCTTGGCGCAATGTTTGCCCTTTCAATATGATTGAAACGGTGATGATCGTGTTTGCAATTGGCGTATTTGCTATGTTTGCAACCGTTATGCTGCTTGCTGGCATATTCCTTTTTTGGATAAATAAATGACATTCCTAGTCGCTAACATACCCCCCGTTAAATGCTTTGTTCGTAAAGAGTACCTTTACAACCATGAGAAGGGTCACGGTGAACTAGAGCCGTGCGTATGGATGACCGCTAAAGCCATTAAAGGTCAAGCCTTTCGCATTGAATCCATGTTGACTAACTACGGTGCGTTGTACGATAAGCTGCCAATTAGTGCTTATGTATGGAAAGAAGTTACAGACACTTTGCCGCTGGATTATTTGCAGATATGGGACTGTTTATCCTACGACATGGCGGTAATTGAAAAGTCTAACCTGCGTGGGCTGAAGGTTAAATACTTTGGTAAGAATAAGCAGTTTCATTTTGGTAATTACCTGTTCACCATTGATTTTGCCGATCCTGACAGTAATCGATTGGATACAACCTTTAGCGAAGGGGTTGAAGAACATAAGTCGTATAACTTTATTAAGCTGGATAACGGGCAATTTGCTTGCCAGCCTAATAACCGTTGCCTTTGGTACGATGTTTCGCTTGTGCCAGCCGAACTAAAAACGCCTGACTTTAAGATACCAACCGAAGTCTATAGCGTTGAAAACCATGCTAAATGGTCAGCTAAAGATGAATGGTTCTATAACTTTGACGAGATAACACGATGAACTTTTCTGAATTTTATAGCTTGTATCCCCGTAAACAGGGGCGTAGGGCTGCTGAAAAGTCTTGGGATAGGCTAACCCGTCAAGAACAAGAAGATGCGTTTCTAGCCCTTCCTACGCACTTGGAATATTGGAAGCTAAAGCAGACCGAAAAAGACTTTATCCCTTATCCTGCAACTTGGCTAAATCAAGGCCGCTGGGAAGATGAACTGGACATGGAAGTTAAAAAGATCAAGAAACCCGAATTACCTTGGTATTCCAGCGAAGAACTTACCAAAGCTAAAGCGCAAGAAGTCGGTTGTCAGGCTTATGCAGGTGAGGGATGGCAGCAATGGAGAGCAAGAATTAGTCAAAAGATAAAGCAAATTGAAGAACAAGCATGAAGATTACCTTGTCGATTGGTATATAGGCGTAGCCAAAAAACGGGGCTGGGATGAAGTTGTACGGTTACTTGTACAAGATAAAAATACGGAAGAACGCATGAAAATGTTAATAAAAAAAAGGTTAGGAAAATGAGCGGATGGTTAGTAGCAACGGTAGGCGTAATCTATTTTTGCACCGCTATAGATTCGTTTTTTAAAGACAACATGGGTTTAGCCGTAGCATTTTTAGGCTATTCAATAGGAAGTATAGGATTATGGATGCAAACAAAATGAGAGAGATAGATCCCAATAAATGTATAGACTTTATTCTTGAGAACGCAGGTAAATATGCACAAGCAAAAGGTGAATTGGCGCAACTTGAGGCGTATAAAAGTTCACTCAAGGCAATTAAAATGGCTGAAACTAACGAACAAACTATCGGGGCGCAGGAGCGTGAGGCTTATCGAAGCGAAGATTATCAAAATTTATGTAAAGCGATTGGAGCAGCTACAGAAAACGCAGAAAAATTAAAATGGGAATTAGAAGCTGCACGACTTAGACACGCTACATGGCAAACTTTAGAAGTATCAAACCGCAACCAAGATAGAATCCTAAAATGACACAATTAAAAATAACCGAAGAATTTCTTATTCTCAAACTACTATCTAAAATGTACGATGATGCTTTAAGGCGTAACGACTTAACCCAAATGCTAGAGATCAGCGTAGATATTGCTGAATCCGCAGAGAAGTTAGAACAGATGACCGTAGATCATATAAATGGCCACTAAAAGTGAAAAAGAAAAATACAGAAAAATTGCTGAATTGGGATGCTCACTATGTCGGCATCAAGGCAATGAGGGAACGCCAGCAGAACTGCATCACATTAGAAGAACTGGTAGACGAAGTGATGCCCCTGTTATACCGCTCTGCCCATACCATCATCGGGGGTCAAATACCAGTATTCACGGAATGGGGCGTAGAAGATTTGAAGCAGAATATGATGTTACTGAAGAATCACTACTCGCTCAGACACTTGAACTTATAAAATGAGCGCAAACCTAATAATTATTACAGGCTTAATTTATGTGTACATCGCTGGAGAACAGTTGTTTAAGGGAGATTTTGGACTGGCTTGTATGTACGCTGGATATGCTTTTGCGAATTATGGGGCTTACTTAATTGCTACTAAATAGGGGTAAAAAATGAGTTTATGGGATACGGCAAACGATATTGAAGAAATGGCACACAAACTAGCTCATGTACGAGATGCTATTGAATTGGTTGCAGAAGGCGTAGATAGTCCGTATAGCGGTGCTTTGTGGGCAGTATATTGTTTGGTTGATAACCTACAAGACAAAATGTATGTTCAAGCCGATAAAGTAATGGAATTACATAGAGAAGAATCTAAGCCAAAGAAAGCAAAGAAGTGAGTTTTACAATCATGCAGCATGACGGCATGAAAGTTATTCAATACTTTTTTAGTATGGATGAACTTATTAAATCAATGCTCAATAACCCTAAAGATGTTTACCACCGTAATATGTAGCTACAATGTATCTACAACTCAAGCGGATCAAAGCCTAATTCTGCTGCAACCATTTTGCAACGAGTTCTAAACGGCTGACCATGCTGCGACCACTTTTCGCCTTTTTGTTTATGAAAACTCATGTGTATACATTCATGGGCAAGCGTAGTCAAAACAGTATAAAAATGACTGCAACGCCCTGAAGATATGGTGATTGTATGTTCATAATCGCCACCTGTATCTAGTAGATACGTACCCATTAATTCAGGATCAGATGTCACGATCCACTCAATTTCATCAGGCAAAGGCATAGGCCACTTAGTAAACGGGTAAGTGCAATACAACGATGAATACAAATTTTTTAGTATTTCAGGAGTTAGTTTCATCTTTAATCGCTCCAACTAACCCATGTCGTATTTATTGGTTTACTTTTACGATCCACATTGACAGGGCATGAGAATGTAATGCCGTGTAAGGGATGTGTAATCCATAACGCTTGTCTTGGCGGCTCAAATCCAAAGTTGTTGGTGTAAGCATATTCGCAATAACCTTTAAGCGAACCATTAACAATTAAACGCTGCAACTGAATTAGCTGGTGAAAGTGACCTATAAGCATAGTGTCGTATTCTTGGTCAATCTGTGCGTTCCTAGAGCGTTTTTTGTGATCGCCCCTAATGATTGCACCAAGACAGCCAATAACGCCATCACCACCTCTAAATTGATCGCCATGAGTAAGTAGGTATTTATACCCATATACTTGATAATAAGCATCAGAGCCATCAGGTATAAAGAAAGTTATTCTTTTATCGTTTTCGAAACGTTTATTTAGAAACTGGTACAGCAACCAATCAAAGTTAGTGTAGTTACGGTTCTTATTTTGTATCTTATGGGTATTTCTACCGTGATTACCTGATACACAAGGCACAAACACTTTGCCAAATTCTTCCACCAATACTTCAATACACCAAACTAGCGTACCCCACAAATCAAGTACGCAAGGCATAACTTCCATATCGTTGGTAGTAGCTAATTCATCGTGAATATTTCCTGAGAACATATCCCCAGCCAACGCAAACACAACGCCCTCATATTTTGGGTTATTAAACCGATTCTTTAATAAATCTATAGATGTTTCTATAAAGGCTCTTGCTCGGTCTTGTGCAATTTTTAAGTTATATTCATTTACACCGCCTACTTGCGCTGGATCAACCACTTCACCCCAATGCCAATCAGATGCAAGTAATGTAGGAATACCCGTAACATTGTGGCCTTTAGGTTTACGAACAATCCAGTCAGGTATGTCTATTTCAGATTCGGCAAGTTTAATAATTTTGCGCTTAACATACTCAGCGTTAAAATCTTCTTTAGCTTGTGCTAGAGCCGATGATTCTAATTGGCGTATCTTTGCCCTAGCTTCAGACAAATCGTAAGCTATGCCCTGTTCAGGTGCTTTTAAATCGGCATTAGGAACTAACCCTTGTGTTACGGCTGTGTTGTATCGGTGAGCATAAGTGCCAGCAGGTAAACCTAGGTTTCTAGCTGCAATAACTTTATTATTGGTCGTGTAATATTCATTTATAGCTTGTTGCAGTAATTCTTTGCTAATTGGTTTAGCTGGCATATAAACCTTTAGTAGAAATTGACATAGTGCTAAAGTTACCCAATACTAACTTAAAATTAAGAATAATCAATGACATACGCAAGAGTAGACACAAACCACAAGGAAATTGTTGCTGCATTGCGACAAGCTGGGGCTACCGTAGTATCTTTGGCTGCAATGAAGCACGGCTGCCCTGATTTATTGGTAGGTTATGAAGGTGAAACCTTGCTTATGGAAATAAAAAAGGATGCTAAAGCCAAGTTCACGCCTGACCAACTGGAGTTTATGAGTAAATGGAAAGGCGGTGCTGTAAGCCGTGTGGATAGTGTGGATGCCGCAATAAGAGCGTTAGGAATTATCCAAAAAGTGTTATAAAATAAAGCAAAAGGAGCGTTTTATGGAAAAATCAATGGCGTTGTTTCTTGCAACCATGCTGCATTCGGGTACAAATGCCCATTTTTTCCATTGGGCTACTAAGTCTTATGCCAAACACAAGGCATTGGGCGGCTTTTACGACAAAATTATTGATTTAACCGATGATCTAGCCGAAACCTATTTTGGTATATACGGTCAAATTACCGACTTCCCAGCCACATACCATATGCCTAAAGAGCCGCTGGCATACCTGCAATCCCTACAGCGGTTTGTAAAAGAATCACGGTCAGACCTGCCAATGGATTCCGAGATCGTTCAATTGATCGACAATATCGCCCAAGAGATCGACACGACCATCTATTTACTTAAATTTAAGGCTTAATCATGCCGTTAGATAAATCAGGTAGTTCCAAATCAGTCGGCAAAAACATTAAAGCCGAAATCAAAGCTGGTAAGCCTAAAAAACAAGCCGTAGCCATTGCACTTAGCGTTGAGCGTGAGAACGCCAAAGGTGACCGCAAAGCCAAGCTAGAAGATGCCTACGCTAAGTACATTGAAGAAAAAGCATGAGTAGAAGGGATGACATTCGTGCCGCAGTAGAAAAGCACGATAAGCCTATTGCCAAGACAACTAAAGGCAAAGGGCGTCATTACCAGTCAGTAGAAGAAGGCGCAGGTATGACAGCAGCAGGGCGCAAAGCATACAACGCTAAGAACAACAGTAATTTACAAGCACCTCAGTCTAGTGGGCCAAGACACGATAGTTTCTGTGCTAGGTCAGCAGGATGGACAGGGGAACGGGGCAAAGCAGCAAGAGCGAGATGGAGTTGCTAATGAAAGACGGACTATACGCAAATATTCACCGAAAAAGGGCTAGGATCAAGGCTGGTTCAGGCGAAAAGATGGCTACAAAGGCTTCTGAAGGCAGACCCAGCGCACAAGACTTTAAAGATGCTGCTAAGACTGCCAAGCCACAAAGCCGTAAAGACATGATTCGTGACAAGATGAAGGATATGTAATGACACCTATTACCCCTATGAGCCGCAAATACAAAAAAGAAGATGCAATGCTGCGCCCCCAGCATGAATCTACCCTTGAAAAGAACCAGCGTTTGCGCTTAGAGCGTAGGGCCGCCATTGCCAATAAACTAAAAGACTTGGATAAAGAAGTTAAGTAAATGGCTACGCTGGCTGAACTCTTGCGCCAAGGTGCAGATAAGATCATCAATCTGCCTATGGAAGCACAGCGGTTCATTACCAATCCACAGGCATTTACGCAAACAGTAACAGGCAAAAACCCATTGCCAAGAGAAACAGGGTTTGCAGCAGGGGCTACAGGATTAACGCCTACAAAAACAAGCGTATTAAATCCCAACGATATGCAGTACATGACTGGATATGAAGAAGGCGAACCATTAGGTATAGCAGCAACATTAGTACCAATAGCAGCATTAAAAAAAGGCGTTCAAAATGCAACAGGAAAAGGATTTTTCGACACAGGAGATATTAGACGGGTTGGCATCAGTCAATCAAACCTTGACCCTACACGGCTTTCCCCTAATGACCTTAGATCGGTACAAGGAAACCTTGAAATACCCAATCTCCGAAGAAACAATACCGCAACATTATCCGAAATCCTCAGAAATCCCGAAATAAACCCTTCGGTACTTTCTGCAAGGAAAATAAATCCTGATTTTAATTTAGATGCAGTACGGGCTATGCCTGTCTCATCATTGCAAAAACAATTTCCCATAGCTAAGACCTATGAACAAATGGTTCAAGGCATAGAACCTACATTACAGGCCAAATTGTTTGCCCAATATTTACGCAATTACCCTGAAGCCGTTAGAAAATCAGGCGCAACCAATTACCAAGAATTGATACCTGCAAGCTATGAGCAATTAGCAAAAGAAAACGCCCAACAATTAGATCGCATGATAAATCAAGGCATGAATTTGTCATATCATAAAGGCGATTTAAATTATGCTGGATCACCCCAAATGTTAGAAGATGCGTTGATAAACAAGCATTTATATACTTACGCTGGTGGTGAGCCACACGAAATTCTTAATAAAATAGACCCATATACAGGTTTAAATCAAAATCAAGTATTTCGTGCAGTACACGATTATTACGGGCATGGGCCTACTGGTGCAAGTTTTGGCCCTAAAGGTGAAGAATTAGCTTATGGATCACATAGCCAACTATATTCGCCATTAGCTAAAATGGCTGCCGCTACTGAAACACGGGGGCAAAACAGCTTTGTAAACTATTCAGGTGTTAATGCTGAATTGCAAAAACAAATGAATGATTTACGCATTGATAGAGATAGCATTGCAAGGTCAGGCGGTGATCCAACACCTTATGATGCAAAACTAGCAGAACTTGGCGGTCAAATTCAATATGCACAGCAAAAGGCTTTCTTACTGCCGCCTGAAATGATTGATCCTATGTACCAAGGCGGTATGCCCGAGTACATGAAACCGTTTATACAGCCTAACAGCCCAAGTGCATTAACTGGCTACCATTACAGCAATAGACCTGATCTGCTACAAACTGACCCTACTATGTATGGCACAGGTATACGGGGATCAGAAGCTAAACGCCTAATGCTGGCAGACGCATTACGGAATCGCACCTATTTTTACAACAATCCCAATACAAAAGAAGCTGGATTAGGCCCAAACCAATACGAAGCCAATCTTACCGACTTTTACAATGTGGCCCAAGACCCTGACAATCTAAATAAGCTGGCTAGACAGTACAACCAATACCAAGGCATCGTGGATCAAAACGCTGCTACTAATGCAATTGAGCGTATAGCCAATGAAGCAGGGTATAAAGGCATTGAGAATACAGGTGGTGCTATCAGTTTTGTACCGCAAGACCTAAAACGCAAAAAATAGAGTAGAATTAACTTATCTTAATCAACCACTTGGGTAAGGTATGAGTATTAAACAACAAACTAATAATCCAAAGGGTAGACCTAAAGGTAGCCCTAACAAGTCCACAGCAGCGGCTAGAGAAGCGATTGCACAGTTCGTTGATGGTAACGCCCACAAAATGCAAGAGTGGCTAGAACAGGTCGCTATAGGCGTTAAAAACGAAGATAACAAATTCATTGTTTTACCTAATCCTGAAAAGGCTTTTGGTATGTTGCAGAGCGTCATGGAATACCACCTGCCTAAGTTAGCCCGTACAGAGCATTTAGGTGACGAGGATCAGCCAGTCAAGATCATTCACGAACACAAGTTCCTAGATTGAAAGAGTTAGTAAAGCGGTACGAATACCCGTACAAGGCTAGAGATGCGTTCCTAGACTTCCACAGACGGGATCAACGCTGGGCTGTATTGGTCTGTCATCGAAGGGCAGGTAAGACTGTAGCTACAATCTGCGACACCATCCGCAGGGCAGTTATGGAAAAGAAACCTGACGGCAGGTACGCTTACATTGCCCCTTTTTACGCACAGGCTAAGAATATTGCTTGGGATTACCTTCTCAAGTTTGCAGAGCCAGCCATAGTTAAAGCCAATCAATCTGAGTTATGGGTAGAATTAGTCAATGGGGCAAAGATTAGGCTATTTGGTGCTGATAACCCTGATGCACTGCGTGGTTTATACCTAGATGGCGTAGTGCTAGACGAATATGCCGACATGAAACCAAGGCTATGGGGTGAAATCGTGAGGCCTTTACTTACAGACAGACAGGGCTGGGCTACCTTTATTGGTACGCCAAAAGGCCATAATGCCTTTTACGATATATACAACGAAGCCCAAAAGAACCCTAATTGGTATGTCAAGACCCTAAGAGCAGACCAGTCAGGACTACTGCCTGACGCTGAATTGGAAGATGCACAAGCCACAATGTCTATAAACCAGTACGAGCAAGAGTTCCTATGTAGCTTTGAAGCAGCCATACTTGGGGCGTTCTATGGTCAGGAAATGCGTAGAATCACGGATTTAGAGCGTATTACTACCGTAGACTATGACCCAATGTTTCCTTGCCATACTGCTTGGGACTTAGGATTTAACGATTCCACAAGTATTTGGTGGTTTCAGGTGGTATATGGTGAGATACGAGTACTCGATCACCACTCTAGCAACGGTCAGGCCATACCGTTTTACACCATGCTGCTAGATCAAAAAGAGGATGAGTTTGGGTACAAATATGGCTACCATTACCTGCCGCATGACGCTAGGGCAAAAACACTAGCTAGTGGTGGAAAAAGCATAATTGAGCAGATTTCTGCAAAAATTGACATAAAACATCTAAAAATCGTACCAAATCTGTCATTACAAGACGGAATTCAAGCATCACGACTTGCATTAACTCGCTGTTGGTTTGATAATAGATGTGAAGAAGGCATTGAATGTTTACGTCAATATCAACGAGAGTGGGATGATGATAAAAAGATATTTAGGGATCGCCCTAAACATGATTGGACAAGCCACTCTGCGGATGCGTTCCGCTATCTCAGCATTGTATGGAAAGACGAAGATAGCCCTATCTTGTCGGATTCAAGAGTTAAAGGCCTTCATGTCGGGCAAACGGATGTAACGCTAGACGAAATGTGGAAACAAACCCCCAAAGTAATTAACAGGAGAATTTAAATGACAACAGCAGCCGCAACATTTGCACTAC